TCACATGCTGCAAATTCATCTGGATATGTGTATGCTTCAACTGAAGCGGCAAACTGTTCTGCTGATGTAAGACTCAAATATTTTATGTCATCTGCATATATTGGATTTGGTTCTGCTCCTGATGGACTTTCTGTAACACTAACAAGACCATTCCATGCAATACCTGCAGGATATGCTCCAGCTGACTGTGGGTAAACTACACCCTGTTTAACACCGGTTTCATAAAGTTTCTGTCCGGCCTGATCCCAAACTAATTTAGACATATTCGTGATTCCTCCTTTTAGTAGTACAAATTATAAACATAGTGATTAAGATTATCTGTTGCGAAATATCGGTCAAATGAACATAATGGTAGAAGGGCTAGTTTATCCATAGTTATATTGTCTGGATTCTTGTCAATCAAAGTTACAGTATATCGTTTTTTAAGACGATAAGGATTATCATCTGCAAACTTTGTATCTATGTCACTTATGGAAAATACAATACATGGGTAATTTATTTTAAATGATTCTGGTGGTTGAAAATAAACATCAACAAGTAATCCTTCTAGTAACGTCTGAAGTCCTAGCCTAGTTCCCATTATATACACCTCCAATCGTTAAAGTAAGACGAGGTCTCTGAACATCAATATTAGTGATTTTCCAAGAAACCCCCATCCATTTGATATATCTCATAGCATAGAAATTCCCATAGGCATATGGATCGGCTACAATACTAATCTCGTTACTTATAGTTAGATTATCATTGAGACTTTCTCCTGACTGATAACGTCTAGAGTTTTTAACAACATCTCCAGAGTAAGTTCGTTCAGTTATAACTTCAGTCCATACCCCAGGTGTAGTTTCTATTGTTTCAGCGTAGCCGATTACTCCATAAAACTTTGCCATTTTGAAGTTCCTCCTTCTGTAAGAAGTATGGTTTGTCTTTTGTGTCATAGCAGTAGGAACTATTTGGACAATTCATTGTATGTTGTAACTGACAAGTTGTACATCCTATTACTTCCATTTGTGTCTTTAACAAAAGACTCACCATCCTATCTACTTATTATGCTCCTACTTTAACCTGCTCAATAACAAGAGCTGACTTAGGGTGTATAAGTGCACCAGAGCATCTAGTCTCGATCAAGTATTTGTACTGGTTGTAGTCGATGTCGAAGTCATCAAACATTCCTATCTGACCACCCTTATCAGCGCCCATAGCATAGTCACCAAGACTAACTAGTATACCTTTAAGAGAAAGTGTCTCTGCTCCAACAACTCTTTCTAAACCAACCATAGGTGGAACTTCAACGATCTTTGAAACTCTAAGTGATGCTTCAAGATCAGCAACAGTGTTGTGGATTCTTCTTCCTAAGCTATCTTTAAGTAAGAGCATGTCAGTCAATATACCAGTAGTAGTGTAGAATGCTGGAGTACCACTACCTTTATAGTTCTCTCTTGACTTTATGATCTCATCTATGAGTTCCTGAGTGTCTTTGTCTGCTGCCACCTTAACGTGGTGAGCATAAAGGTCATTGTCAGTGTAAATAGGTCTGATACACTGGCTATCAACTTTATCTAAACTTGCAATATCTCGTCCATCTCCAACAAGAACAGCTCTAGCAAGTTCCTCGTCAAGCATCATTCTCATTTCAGCCTTCAACCAAGCAACTACATCTAGGTCGGTTATATCAAGTATGTCATCTCTGTCAAGTTTCTGTTTCTTGTAGATTGTAGTAGGGTAAGTAGTTCTCTTAGCAAGTGCGAAGAACTCTTCCTTTTTAACATTTCCTTTAACATAACCCTTAGCTCTTGCATCTTCAAGAGATATATCTGCATATATGGATTTGATTCTTGAGAATGGAGTATGTTTTGTTCCATCCATTACAGTTGTAACCCATGCCATATCTCTCTTAAGGAAGTCTGGTGAGTTAACAATGTTCTGCGCATCTGGGAACAGCATGTCTATATTCTCTATGCCATATGTAACTGCATGTGCGAGTACAGCATCCTTAAGTGATCCACCACCAATATCGTCTTTGCTTTCAAATATGTTATGTTTCATCTCTTCGCCTCCATCATTGTATGCCTGCTGTAAAGCGGCATCATTATTTGTTGTAGCTTCGTCTAGTGCTGCACCGATCATATAATAAACAACATTTTTCTGTTCTTCATTAAGACTATCGAATACCTCCTGAACTGTAGGGTCTGCTGCTGGTGGTGCTGTTTTTGCTGCTGGTGCTGCTGGTGCTGCTGCATGAGTTACGCTATTTTCATTAAACATTGTTATCTCCTCTCCTGAATATATAATTGCTTCGTCAGTACTTTCATCAATACTACCATCACTATGTTGAAATGATATATTATCAATTAAGGCTCCTGGATTAGCTCCTGTTAAAACTAAACTTACTTCGCGAATTGCTCCGTGTAGAACATCTCCGCCATTTTGCTTAAGATTATTAGCATAAATAGATAATGCCGATATATCACCATGCTGTACTAATTCTTTAGCATGTATACCTGCTGTACTTCCATTAACTACACAATATGCATATACCCCATCTGCTCTATTTTCAAGAATTGCATGACCTAGAACATTCGTAGGTTCAGCATGTGAATGCTGCCAAACAAGTGGAACTGTCGCACCATCATTATGTTTGAATGCATCTCTACGAATTACACGTCCGTCAGAGCATTTCAAATCATTTTTTGTAGCGTATCCACTAAAATCAAATTTCATATTAGTTTGTCCTCCTTTTTAAGTAGTGGTTCCACTTGGTAAGAGTGGAGTTTCAGGGTTCACTGGTGAGTTAATATTCTTGTTCTTTAACTCATCAGCTTTAGGATCACTCGACGGCTTAAATCCAATAATACCTCTAAATTCATTAGATGATAGAATTTCATTACGAGTAAACTTATCGGCCATATCAGCTAATTGACTGACTGGGACCAACTTGAATGGGTCTCTAAAGAATAGTATTGATTGATTCTGAGACCTTGCAGTCTTAGTTAGGAACTTACGTTTCATCTCATCAACTAATGCTGATAGGATTGGTTCGATAGTTCGGTTAAAGTAGTTCAACATTTCTTGTTCACTTGCTGAGCCATTAAAGATGGATTCGGTAATACCTAACTGGCCATATAGCATACTTGTTAGATATGTAATCTGCCCCATCAAATTATTCTCAGTGGGTCGGTTTAACTGAGTGATACGTTCTGTACCATCAGTATAAGCTATACCGTATTTTGAACCTGAAAGTTGATCCACTATATCCTGTCTACGAATTTCGGCTTGTTCCTTTCTGGCTGCGGTTTTAATTACATAAGGCAATTGTATTATAAGATCGAGTTTACCTGAACCACTCTGTTCGTCAATAGCATCCAGCAGATTTAACTTTCGTATTAGACGTTGGAGGGTTGAGTTTGGCTCGTTCATAACCGAGTAGAATGGATTTTCTATAATAGCGACCATACTTTTTGGAACTGTTATGTCTTCTTTCTTAGCTGTCTTTTCATTATAAACCTGAAGCTTGACATGAGCTGGATACCACTCTAATATCTTCCCAACTCTTACCTTTTGAATTTCATATGAGCTAGATAATGATGGATTTATAGTAGTATCTGTTGGGACTATAGCAACCTGTCCCTCATCGAACATTGATAACACAATATCCTTAATAAAAGATCTTCCTGTCTGATCCACGTTCGCATCTAATGATAAACAATCATTGAGTCCAGATAGAATAGGCTCTAAGAACCTACCATTTTGATCTGTCCGAACATGCTGTATGGAGATTGCAGCTACATCTGTTGAGATACGACTATAGATTGAATTAACTATAGATCGTTCATTACCCATCGATAATCTAGCTTTATCTGGTCTAGTATAATTACTAGGTCCGTAATCAGTGTAACTATTTGGTTGATCACCCTTGAATGAATTCCAAGCATGTTTCAATCTTGTCCTAAATGTTTCTTTTTCTTGCAACTTCTCACCTCCTTTATGCTGTGAGGTTACGCTCTTCATTTAGCTTTAATAAGCTGATCCGAGAGAGACTCTTCTCCAGTTTTTACCACCAAGTGTGTTATCAGCAATGCATCTATACATATATGTAGCATCGACCATTACCTGATTTATGGTTCCAACTGTTCCATCTACACCACCCGAAAGTTTAGTAGCTGCTCCAGCAAAGGTTGCATTAGCCATTACTTTTCCAATAACTACATTGTTTCCAATAACACCACCAACTT